GAGAATATATGTACTCTGATTTCTCTGTCCCCTTTGTCAAGAACTCATTGGGCATACTTTCACACAGGGATCTTGAAATCTCCTCCAGTATGTTGATAAGAATTCTCGATGCCATTGACAAGACGAAGATCTCACGAATGCCGGTTAGCTGACTTTTCTTGAAAAGATTTGCTCTTATGCCTCCTTCACCAAGGACAAGATCGATCAACATGCTTATATTCTCAAATGGTCTGTTGAATGTGAAATCGCGAAGAATTCTAAGGATTTCTTCAATACACTTGGGCCTGCGTTTCTTCTGATGATTCTCAAAAAGTAGGTCGTCTTTGTCGAATTGTGATCTGTCTGCACTAGCCTTCATTGTTGCATAATAGTCAAAATTCTTTCTTGACAATCTCTTGAGAACACCATGAATCCAATCAGGATTCTTTGCAAACATCATCTTTCTGATTGATTCGCCTATCTTGAGAACATGAAGAACGTCGAATTCATGACTTCTAAGCTGAGATGGTGTGAGTCTTGATAGAGTCTTGTCAAGAACAAACCCAGAGTGTTCTTTTCGCATGTCCCTCATTTTGATTTCTTCTGCAGTTATCTTTGAAAATATTTTGTAATAACCGTGTAGTTCTTCTCCTTTGTCTTTGTTATGGAACCAAGCGGTGTAGGACATGTTTAACGCTGCGTCGAAATTCGGGAACACATTGAGGCTAACATAAGAAACCAGCTTTATGTTGTCCCTCATGACCTCAATCTTGCCTTCGCCCTGATCATCTGTTTCTGTCTCATCTTGCCTGGATGCCAATTGAGATTTCACTATATCGGGCCTAAAAGCGATTTGCAGTCTGTACATAAGGAACACAAGGGTCCTAGTTCTCATAATGCTTGGAAATTTTGATAAGGAATCATAAGGATGTGAAACAGAATTTCCATCAGTGCATTTCATATACATGTGTCTGACTTGAGATAATGTGTTCGTGACAATTTCTTTGTTTTCCATTCTAATCATATAACAAAATAGAAACTCAGGTAAATATGCTTTTGACCTAGAAACTAGCTTACCAGATGTGTGATAGAGTTGGTCAAAAATGGAGAATAAGGAGAAAGTTTTTGAGAATATCCCGAGATGATTTGATAGATCATGTTCTCTTGTGCTTCGCATCTCAGAAACAAGCCAAGAGTCCTCGTCTGAAGGACTAGAGTCTATCATATTCAGAAATGGAAGACCATAGATGCGGCAAAGATCTTTCTTTCTAACCATGACGCTAAAAAACAAGTGTTTACCAGCAGGTTTTGTCATAAGATAATAAGGGTAAACTCGACTGTGGGTCAAGTGAACAGTCGTTGAAGAGCATACTTTTCTAAGACAAACATTCAGTTCTGAAGCTAAAGAGGCTTGGAAACTTGTTATTGCACCCAAGTTGGTCTTCGAAAAATCAATCAAATCAGTCATGTTGTGCCCATTCTCTTCTGCGTAAGACAGAATGGACTCAAGCCTTGAGATCTCACATGTGTTGAGGCCCGACTCACTCATTAGATCCTCGTAAGAATCTAAACCCATGATGAAATCGTTGATGTCAGATGTGTTGACCTCCATAGAGTATCCCTTCTTTGAGTTTATGTCGGATTCTATTTTCAGTTCATTGTGCCTGAAAGATTTGCCTTTGAACCCCTTAGCTGCCATGTTCAAAGAATCCTCATCGTTTAGGGTAAAGTTAAATCTATTCCTTTTATTGAGCATCTTATCAGTTATCCTTTCACCAGGGACCATAACATCATCTGTTCTATCTTCTGACTCATCCCAACCTCTGTGATGGAAAGCTGAAATGATCTCATTCCACAGAGGAATTTCAGATGGAGAAGAAGAATCCATAGACAAGAATGTGGGGAAACTGTCAGGTGCCCCCTTCCTGTTGAACACCAAACCTGGTAAGGGTATGATTGGCTTTCTGGATGTTTTCTTGTTCAAAGGATGTTCGGATAGTTTATTTATAAAGTCATCCATAGTTGATGCATCTTTTTCGAACAAATCTGATATTTTCTTCTTATCCGCATCATCAACATGATAGACTGGGTCAATATCACAATGCCTCCACATGTCAATGGTCTTCTGATCCATATTCATGATGGTGTCGGTTTCAATCAGATCAGGTATGTTTCTTAGCATGACCTGTATGCTGGCTTCAGTGTCATCTGCATCTATGATCAACCCATTGCGCCTTGCAAAATTGTGAATGTGTAGTCCTATAATGTATCTAGAAAAGACACTCCTGACGTCTTCAGAGTTCATTTTGAAGCTACTCCTTATTTCATTAGGAGTAACAACAACAATGAGTTGTCTGTCATCTATGTTCCTTATCTTGACACCATTCCTCGTTATGGCAGTTGAGTATAGTCTTGCAGCGTAGTAGTAAACATTTTTTTGAGTTAGGTGCTTGACTTGTCTTTAACTCGAAGAGATAATTCCATGTTTTTGTAACAATACCATCTGGGGATAGATTGTCGAATTCATCATCAGCTGAGAAACCCATTTCAGCAAAAGTAGGATCATTAGCTCGACTGTCAAGGAAAACATCAAGGACAAGATCATGAGGTGCTGAAACGAGACCTCCAGAGTCATATTTGTTTAGGGGACTTCTCTCGAAAAACGTCGCCCTGTGACCCTGTTTATACTCTGTTCTTATGCCGTAAATATCAGGATTAACTATACAGACACCTTTTCTCATTTCGCCACCTATCAAGGCATGAACTATGTTCATCTCTGGAAGTATTACG